ATGTCGACATATAAACCTGGCCGCCCCACTAAGTACAACCCATCCACCGGAACGGGAACTAAACCGCCTGCAGCTCCGGGTGAATACCGCATCCGTAATAATGATGGCCGCATTACCTACATAGGTGAAACCTGCGACCTCTCCCGGCGCACCCGGGAACATCAACGGAACGGAAGACTGGCGCCCGGTAGTGGCGGCAGTACTATCGAGTTCAAGGTGGCGGATGGTCGGTCTTCCTCGCGGACCCGTAGGGAGCATGAGCGGCAGAAGATTGCCCAGCACAAGCCGATGTAGAATCGATCGAAAGGTGGGGAGGGGAGAAAGGCAGGGAGGTGACTCCCTGCCTTTCTTTTAGCTTTCTTCATATCTTTTTAAGGGCTTGTTTGAAAATACAGAAAACGATGAATTTCTAACAAAAAAGTGGTCCATTTCAAGGAGATAAATTCTTGAACTGTTATCGCTTCAGCAATATGTCGCTCAAGAACGGTCATCGTAAGATAATTGCGGGTCATAGCCCCTCTGGGGGTATCCAGCATATTGGTCTACATCATATGCCAGGATGCGGAAGAAAGGACCGCCCGGCAGCGGAGGTTCGTCACACTCTATTTCATCGCAGTCGTTCCACATTGCCCATTTTGCCGGCCAGTCCCACAGAATATGGTACAGATTGGTACTCTCCAGGCCCGACCCGTCAGCTGAAAGCCACCGTTGATACCAATTTCTCTCTGGGTCTTTCTCATACAGCCCTCTCAACCATAAGGTAGTCTGAGTTCGAAGGGAAGTACCGGAATGGCATTTGGGCTTGACTCCGCCGTTTTCGAGATACCATTGGTAGAGTGCAGACATGGTATGCAGAAGGTAGTTGGGGTTTCTCTGGTAGGAGTCGGCAATCTGCTTGATCCAAAATTTTGTGGCATTATTACGCTTGTGGGCATCGGTTGAATGAATAAGTACGTTCAGTGCGCTTTCTAAATCATCTGCAAAGCTGTTTGCCGATATCGTTAGCGCCTGCAGCAACGCTTTCCAGTGCGTAGGTCCCAGGTCTTGTAGCGGGAGATCCACATATATGTGGGAGAGGACATATGCTTCAGCATTGGAATAGTACTCTTCATTGAGTTGCAGTTTCCTGGAACAGTTATGACAAAAGATACTGCGGAACGCACTGGAGTCAGCCAGCAGTTGATAATAACCATCGCACACATTTTGCGTATGCCAGTCTTCCTTGAGGTCGTTCAAAACAGCGCCTAAAAAGGGGCCACAGTCTTTCAGCAAGCCGTACAGATTGATCACAGCGGTACAAAACCGGGCATGCCAACTCTCATCCTCTCGGTAAGGCTTTGGCTCATAATAAGCGAAGAGAAAAATTCTTCGGTCAATCTGGAACGCGAGATCGTTCAAGCGATTAACAATATCTGGAGAAAAGCAAATACCCGATTGTAAACTAGACTCCATGGTGGCATCTCCCCTCCTCATGGCGCTTGATGGCGCTGACATTAAAGCCACGGAATGAGGTTCCTACGCATAAATCGGGAGCATCGCCACTAGTAGAGGATTTGTTGATGGCCTGCAAGCTCCGATATAGCACATTCATGCGCATCTCGCGGACATAGATGCGCCGTTCCGTGAGTCTGGGATAATTGAAGGTGCCGTTGAATACAAGCGGGTTCCCGTCCGGGTCACTAAGGATATGCCAAGTCTTCTGACGCCAGGACGCATAAATGTCCGTCTCTTCCACTTGGTTCCAAAAACGGACGGCACCTTGGTAATCGCCCATCTGCGCACAAGACAGAGCCGCGATATAGCAGGCTGTCGCCATATACAGGCTATTCATCTGCGTCTCATAGAAATTATTAATAAACCCATCGCAAATCCTTTTCAACAGTTTCCAGGAATCATTGCTCATGCGTGTGGTTTGCCGCTCCTGGGCGAAAATTGGTTTAGTGTTGTAGATAAGCCATATGAGGTGCAGGCGCACATACTGGCTAGCAGCATGATTTTCAACAATGGATGCATATTGGGGATCCTCCAGAATGGCAAGCGCCTCCTTGCACGCTACCTTTGCCTTTGATCCTGTGAGCTCTTGGGTATAGTCCACGCCTGCCGACCGAAGAATCGCCCGGGCTTTCATATAGATACCCACCGGAGATCCTTTTTTAAGCAAATCCTGGAAATACTCTTCTGCTCTATTTGTCTGGCTAAACACCCGGTCAAAGACCTTGAAGAACCTGTACCTCCGATTCTGGTAATACTCATTTTCCTCCACAGCTGGAACGGCAAATTCCGCAGAATCTACCACAGGCAGTACATCAGCAAGGCAGGTGAGCATCTGGTCATCGACTGCAACGTTTTCATTCTCATAGGGATACAAGAAGACATCCAGAAACGCGGTGTAGGGATAGCTGTTCTCTGGCTGAGCGTTAATGATCTCCAACAACTTATCCCGCCGCTCCTCAAAGGAAAGCAGTTGAACTGAACGTTTGATCTTCAACCCCTGCTCCTCGGCTGATTCATAAAACTTTTCCAGTCGGAGCTCGGAGAAAATACTCTCCACCGCAATGGCATCGATTAGGTTTTCCTGCCAACCGATAGACCGCTCATCGTTATAGTTGACCATCTCCAAAACTTCTCGGGCAATCTGAATCGCATACTCCAGCCAATGAATCTTGTCACGAAGCGCTCCGTTCTGATTTTTAAGGAAGTCATTGGAGTCGGAAAGAATATCTCTGGTGGCAAAACACTCCCGGATATAGGTGATTTCCTGGGCGATAAGCTGGGGCTCAACGATACCCTTTTTTCGTAATCTGTCCAAAGCCTCGATGATCTTTGGAGCGCCAGGACTGTAGCGGGGAGACCAGTCGCTAGAGATACCAAGGGCTTGATTGTCAGGGTCAATGGAACAACAACGGCGAACCCATCCGTCCGAGACATCCGGATCTTCGCTGTTGGGGCCAACGACTCGAACCAGCCTCTCTAAAAACCGAATCTCTTCCATGTAATAAGTCCCCTGATATTCCCCAATAGCACCAATGATCCTGGCGACCACCTCCAGTTGATCACTCTGTGCGTCCAGTCTGATACTGTTAAGATAAATGCGCGCATCGGTAGGGCTACGGAAAGACACATAATATTCTCCGGGAGACAGCCTCTCATCATCCATAACACTGTACATCCACGGAGCATCGAAAATCGCGTTGACATAAGCGGTGCAGTTGACCCCGTCCGGAATATTGAGCAATTTCATAGCCAAGGTCATTGGCATCCGAAGCTTATGCAGGGAAGCTATGGCGAGGTCCTCTGCAAAGGTCTGAAGACTTTTAATAACCTCTTCCTTTTGCGCTTCATGCCATTCATTAAGGCTTTCTGGGTTGTCCTCCGCTGGGGGGGCCACAAAGCCTGCCTTGATTAACTGGCGCGCTATTTCCGTCAGGGGATGTGTCAGTTTCTCCTCTTGCGCGGAGCACTTGATACCCCTCACACGTTCTCCGGTCTCTTTTAGCGCGTTAGTAATTTCTTTTCTGAGACCATGCTCCAGTTGCGGACGAAGTTCGTAAATAAGTTGATACAGCATAGAGAGTAGGCCAGGTTCTTCTGAATGGTCTTGCATCCAGTGCTCCACACGGTTCCGCCGGAGAGAGCCCTTTTCTATTATAATTTCCTTGAAGTTCCTTTTTTCATTTTCGGAAAGTTTCTCCGGTGCTTCAATGACTCGATACCGTTTCCCACAGTTCTCGGCCCGCATTGCACTAACCACAAATAATGCATTATGCCCGCGGTTAACGCAACTGTCTGAGATACGCCGGATAAGGTCTGTGCGCTGAATGTTATAGACGGACCAATCCAAAATGACCAGGGCGCGACCACCGAGATCCCGAATCTGCTTTAATATGTTGTCCAGAGCCCGACCCACGTCCTCATCAAGGCTGCCAAACTTTACGCCGTACTTGTCGTTGTTCGAAAAAAGAACAGGGTATTTTCGCTCCTGGAAGAAACGGTACGCCAGTGCGGTCAAAGCAATGCTTTTTCCCGTGCTGGTCTGCCCGGCTAGGACGATCGGAGTTTCAAAGTTCTCCTCCAGGCCGTTCTTTGCCACCTTGTAAAGCTCGTCCTCAAACGCGCGCTGGACGGCAAACCCGTTTCGTCTGACGTACCCGTACCACTGAGGGACATTGGGACTGTTTCGTAGGAACTTATAGAAATAGTCGGGTTGCATCATGCGGGGGATAGGGCTATAACTCATTTCCTTTGCTGTAAGCACCATTGCGTACCGAGCAAAATCATTGCAGATTTGCCGCGAGAGGATCTTTGGCTCCCCGTTGACATAGACGGTATATTTTAAGTCCTCCGCTTCCGGGATGACATCTCCTGGGGCATCCTCGTTGAGAGCCGGCAGGGAAAGCTTTTCCCAGGCTGCGCCCAAATCCTGGGAAAAGACGGTTATCATGCCTGCCGCCTCCATTTCCCTGATATACTTGTGGTTTTCCTGCTCCGGATCGACACCATAGAAACTTGCGTGGGGGCCATCTCCCCCCACGTCAGCCAAAATGACAGCCAGATCCTCAGGAGAGATTTCATCTCGGTTGTACGGGTCATAGCCCACGACTACCAATTCAACCATCAGGTTGGCTTTCAAAATCTTTGCCAGCGTTTCTTGGAGCTCCCTGCGATTCTTATTCCGTATGAGCGCCGCCTTGAAATCTTCCGTGCCGTCACAAGCATCTTGGGTGCCGTTAAATTGAATGATCATAGGATTACCGTGATCCAGCACTGAAACGGCAACCGCAGCGTCGTAGGCATCCTTTGTGGTGATCTGCCGCACCTGTCGGTCTTCTAAGCTGAACGCATCAGGAAAATTCACTGAGCGGCTGGCTGTATAGATACACCGCCAGCTCTTGGAACACAAGGTCGGTGCTTTCAACATGTCGCAATTCGTGCCAACATACAAAATACGCTGCATACCGCGCATGGTTCGATCTAATTCTTTGACGTGATTATAGAAATTGATTTTAGTTGCCATATCGTCTCCCACGCTATTTTGAAGATATGCTTTCGCAATATAATTCTCTGCGGAATATTCGATGCAGTATTACAGAAGCATTTTTTGTATTGTACCACATTAGTTTTAAGAAAACAAGCACTTCTTGAACCTCCTTATAGTTGTGCCCCAAGCGGTCGATGCTGAGTATGTAGAGCAGATCGCCGGGCTTTATACTTTTTACGAGCCGCTGATACTGTGGCCTCTCGAAGTCCTTGCCGGACTGCTTGTCCATATATGTTGCGTGGCGGCACTTCCTTGGTGTTTAGCGTGATCCGCTGACGGTCCTCATTCTGGTCGGTGCTGGAAACACGGATATATCCATAAACTTTCATAATAACTAACTCCCTTTTTTGATGATAATGACTTTAGCCTTTTGTCGCAAGGAAATCAATTTTTTCAAGCCACAAAAGGCACAAAACTATTACCCGTTGATTTCTAGGCCATATAAGCAGAGAGCGCAGAGCCTGTATTTCAATCGAAACTCAAGCTCTGTGTTCTCTGTTTGGGGCTTTCCATACTCTATTTATACTTCTATCTCACTTCCATCCCGAAATGTAATCACAAGTTTCCTACCCCGTCCAACCGTAACGAACTCCACCATACTGCACCAAAGCCGCTCATCAAACTCGGCCAGGACACCTTCCTGCTCCTGCATAGTCCGGATGAACTCCAACAGCCGCTCACTCTGAGCAGCCTTTGCGGCGATGGTCTCAACCACCTCATCATACTGCGCTTTGGCGGCATTGTAGCGCCCCACCAGAGCGGCATACCGCTCTTGGTACTCAATCTGGTTCTGCGCGATTCTGGCGTTCTCAGCAATAAGTCCCTGCGCCCTTGCTGCCGCTACAGACATCTCCTCTTCCAGTACACGCTTTTCTGCCTCCAAATTATCCGTCCGGCAGAGCGTTTTGCGGATAATCTCTGCGTTGGCGATGATCTCCTTTTTCTCAGTAGCAAGCAGATTAAATGCCGTTACGAACGCCGCCTTGACCTCATCCTCGGTAACATGTGGAGTTTGGCATTTCTCACCGGTATACTTGCGGTTGCAGCGGTAGATAACCTTCCGGTACTGGTCAGTAGAATGCCAGACCTTGGAGCCGAACCAGCCACCGCAATCCACGCATTTAATCTTGTTGGAAAAGACGCTCACGCCGCTGTAGCGGGAACTACCACTCCTGCGTTTCTTCAATTCCGCCTGCACCATATCGAACACTGCAGGTGAAATGATGGCTTCATGGTTCCCTTCTACATAATACTGCGGCACCTGGCCCTCGTTCTTCTTCATCTTCTTGGTAAGGAAGTCCACAGTAAACTCCTTCTGTAAAAGCGCATCGCCCTTGTACTTCTCGTTCGAAAGCATCCGGCGCACCGTCTGCTGGTTCCACACATCCTTGCCGCCAGGGGTCTTGATGCCCCTTCTGGTGAGTTCCACAGCAATAGAATGAGGACTCATGCCTTCAAGGAACAGGGAGAAGATAAGCCGCACGATCTCTGCCTGCTCGGCATTTACCACGATGGTGCCGTCAGGCCCCTTGTCCAATCCAAGGACCCGGCTATAGGCAAAGCTGACTTTGCCATCGGCGAACCGCTTGCGCTGTCCCCAAGTGACGTTCTCTGAAATGGAGCGGCTTTCCTCCTGAGCCAGCGAGGACATGATGGTGATGAGCAGTTCGCCCTTGGAATCCAAGGTCCAGATATTCTCTTTTTCAAAATAAATCTCGATTCCTGCATCCTTCAGCTGGCGCACCGTGGTAAGACTGTCCACGGTATTCCGAGCAAAACGGCTCACGCTCTTGGTGATAATGAGGTCAATTTTACCGGCAAGGGCGTCAGCTATCATGGCCTTAAATCCTTCACGCTTCTTGGTATTCGTAGCTGAAATGCCCTCGTCCGTGTATATGGAAACGAACTCCCAGTCATCACGGCTCTTGATGTAGTTGGTGTAATAATCCATCTGCGCCTCATAGCTGGTGGCCTGGTCCTCATGGTCTGTGGAGACACGGGCATAACCTGCAACCCGGCGCTTCTTCATACTGGTGATAGGCGCGGCAGTAAACCTGCTGATTGTTGCCGGAATCGCCGTTACTTTTCTTGCCATTTGCCGCCACGCTCCTTCCACTCATTGAATCCCATACCTGTGCCATTTCTGCCGCCGAGGTAGTTGTATTCACTCCACAGGGCCTTGCGCTCCGGCGTCCACATGGCTTTCTTGGCGTCAGATTTCCATTTGACGGCTTTTACCTCGCCGCTGTAAAAATGGAACTCCATCGTATCTTTTCCGATGATGACGATGCTCTCAATATGCTCCGCAAAGGAGCTCTCATCAAACTCATCAGTGCCAAGCACATCGGCGCATACACTTTTTAACAGTTTCTCAGGAATATCCCTCGCACCGCAGCTTTCGGTCCTGCCTTTTTTAGAGCCGCAGGTCCAAATAACGTAACCACCCTGTTTCCGCGCGGATCGCACAAAGCTCCGTCCACAGTTCCCGCATTTGATTTTGCTGGAAAAGCAGGACAGATTCAGAGCCTTATTCGCAAAACAGCCAAGCTCTCTGCGCCGCGTCATCTCCTCTTGAACATAGTCAAAAGTGGCCTTGTCGATGATGGCAGGATGCGTGTTTTCAACGTAATACTGCGGTAATTCACCGTGATTTTTCTTCTTATGCTTGCTGATAGGGTCTTCAATAAACTCCTTCTGCAAAAGCAGATTGCCTGTGTAGGTAATATTAGTGAGGATCATCTTGATGTTGGAATCCCGCATCACACAGCCATTTATGCTGCGGATGCCCTCCGCCTCAAGCTCCCGCTCGGTTTCCAGCCGGGATTTTCCATCCAGAAAGTTCTGGAAAATCCTACGGACAACAGCAGCTTCCTCCGGCACAATTACCAACTCATCACCCTCCCAGCGGTAGCCGAGAATTCTGAAATGCCCGTTGGGAATTCCTTCCGCCATGCGCTTGCGGATACCCCATTTCACATTGTCGCTGATGGACCGGCTCTCCTCCTGGGCAAAAGACGCCAGAATTGTCAGCATCAATTCACCATCTCCGGTGAACGAGCTGATATGCTCCCGCTCGAACCGAACCTCCACGCCGATGTCTTTTAGGTGCCTGACAGTTTCCAGCAAATCAACAGTATTCCTGGCAAACCTGGAAATGCTTTTTACCAGAACAATGTCGATCTTCCCGGCCTCACAGTCCGCAAGCATACGGTTGAACTCATCTCGCTTTGCCGTTCCAGTACCGCTCACAAAATCGTCCGCGTAAACCCCTGCATATTCCCACTCGGGGTTCTTCTGAATGAGCGAACTGTAGTAGCTAACTTGGGCAGACAGAGAATGGTTCATCTTCTCGCTTTCGACTGAAACGCGAGCATAGGTGGCAACCTGTTTCCGCTTTTCTAGGCTTGGAGCCTTTGGCTCTACACGGCTTATTTTTGCCATGAAATCACTTCCTTCCGCCACTATATATCCCTCTTTACGCCCTGGAAGTCAACGACAGATCGGAGAATAATGTGCCGAAAACAGGCCGGTATTTCTCCAGGAAGATCGTATCAATCTGACGATACTCTTCCTCCGAAATCAGGCCGTCATGGAGCATTTTTCGTACCATACTCATGGTGGCCTGATAGAGCTTTTCGCTCTGGAAATCATTTCTGCTCACATTGCCCACCTCCGAACCGATGGCTGATGTAGCACTCATGGGAACAGTATTTTCGATGAGAGTTTCCATAGACTTCAAACTCCCGGCCACAACCGGGGCACTTGTATTTGTACACAGCTTTCCGTTTTACGAGGCCGAGGTGTGAATTCCACCACTTGTTCCGGCAGGCATCGGAGCAGAACCGCTTTTTCTTGTGTCCGAAAATCTGATGTATTTCCTTCCCACAGCATTCGCAGAAACTCGTGCCTGTTTCCAAAGGCTCATCCATTGCCACAGGGGACACGGAGTCAGCGCCAATGTTATTCCTGCGGCAGTAGGACTTGACCGTATTCGGGGAGATGCCCAGGGCAAGAGCGATTTTGCCGTAGCCATCACCACGACCGCGAAGCTTAATGATCTCCTGTTTCTGACTAGCCGTCATAGAGCATCGCCTCCGTGCAGTACCATTTTACCCTTCAACTTCCTATGGACACTTTTTTGGGGGTTGGACGGATTTTTTGTAAAAAAATATCCGCCCAGGATCACTCCCGGGCGGATCAGCAAGTCAAATATTCGGTCTATCCATAGCCGCTGTGACAGTTCCCTCTTGTCACTCCATGCTGTTTGTCACGCTGCTTGTCGCAGGAGAAAATCCAGTAATCATGCGGCTTTCCGCGGTTTGTTGTGACAATGTAACATAAAAATCCTTTACGCGCGAATACGCGTGTGCGCCTTATATGCGCATATATGCTATACTATTATATTTTTATTATATATATAAATCTTGTCACAGTTATCACAGGATGGCCACAAACCTAGCAGTATCAAGGCTTCTGGGCGTGTGACAACTCCAGTGACAGCACTGTGACATGACAAGCTCCGCTTGGCCTCGCAAGACGAAGCACGGGGTGTAGCTGCACCACCGCGGCTTGGAGCTCAATTTTTATTCCTTTCAATGAACTGCTCGGCCAGCCTCAAAGCCACGACAGCAGACTTAGCCTCGCTCCTGGTAAGCCCCAGCCTGCCATTTCCAGTGCCCTTTATGGCACTAATGTCCATCAGCTTCTCAATGTCCGTGCGCCAATAGCTGGGCACATCAGCCAAGGTGTTGTAGGTCGGATTTAGCCTGCTGCACTCGTCTTGGACCAGCTTCTTCACCTGTGCTTCTGTCAATTCAGATTCCTCCTTCTTCGTCCCAGTTATGGCCGGATAATCCTTATAAGCCCAATTAGCATCAAAGGGATAACCTCCCACCATGAGCTTATCCGTGAACTGCCAGATGCCGTAGGGCTTCTTGTAGTCACAGGTGGAATTCCACTGAGCCACCCACCTGTCGTATTTGTCCAAGCGGCTGTCGCTCAACTGGTTGTTGAACCAGCTGAGTGAAGCGTAAATGCCCACATAGTACCCAGCGCTTTGCAGCTCCCGACAGAAGGTGTCGCAGATATCCACCAGCGTGTTGTTGCTGGGCATCCCTCGCCGAGCCTTGTAATCGTCCGCATCCTCCATATCGAACCATACGCCGTATGCAGGGTGGTCTATCTGCCCAAGTAGCCGGAGCGTGTGTGCTGCTTCACTCCTGGCATCGGCCACAGTCAGCGCGTAGGAGTAAAGGTACACGCCATAGGGAATGCCAGCCGCCTTGGCCTTGCGGACATTTTCAAGGAAGCGGCTGTCATCCTGGCTCACAATGTCGCTGCCATAGCCGCAGCGGATCAAAGCAAACTGCACCCCCATAGCCTTCAGCTTCTCAAAATCCACCACGGGATTGTTCTCGCTGATATCCACACCTTTAATCGCCATTTTCGTCATTCTCCTTCCCATCAGATTCACTCCGGTCATGGAGCTGCGCCAGAATGTCTTTCATTTTCTTGGGTATAGGAAGTCCCAGATGCCCTGCATTCTCCAAAAGGCTCACACCTTCATTGGAAAGGTAAAAGAAAATTACCGCTGTACGCAAGACGCAGCCCGCGCCTATGATATTTGCGTCCAGGATGTTGGCTACCCCCACCAGCAGGAAAATCAACACCTTCCGGCAGATGCCCCTAAAACCCACCTCGCTGGACAATTGATGGTCAGCTCCCGCGCACATGACGCCGGTTATGTAGTCGATGACCACAAATGCAATCAGCGCGTAGAGCAAGCCGTCACAGCCACCCAGAAAGTATCCCAGCCAGCCGCCAATGGCAATAAAAATGAGTTGTGCAGTGTTCCATAATTCTTTCATGAACTATCCCTCCATATAGATTTCAAAATTACCAGAAATGGAAGATACCCAGCAGGCATCCCCATCTTCCGCCCTTCCAACTGTGACCCTGACATCCAGGCCGTGCTTTCCAGAAAGGTCAAGGTCATTCACAAAAACATAGACGTTGCCCTGCTCTACTGCATCGGTGCAGTCCTCCCAGACCGGCTCCGGAGCATATGGATTGTTACAAACCTCCACCTTAAAAGTGCTGCCATCGCTTATATTTCTCTCCACCTCCAGGCGGGCTCTCCGAGGCATCTTTTCCGCTGGAAATGGCCGGACAGGGGAGACCACAAAGTAATCCGTCTCCTTTTTGAAGCGCAGCATTTTACTCGTACTAGCGCCGTATTTGTCCGTGGCAGTAATATAAGGGGAATAGGTACGTCCATTCCCCGTCAGCACAGCAAACCGCTCCCCGCTCATGTCCAGTTCATACTCCACGCCTGGCTTGGCGGGAAATTCGCGGACGGCTGTATACTTGAAAGCAGATGAACTTATCGGTACAGGAATTCTCTCCGTTACTGTCACCGCGTCGCCATCCGGATCTTCTACTATATAGCGGTACACAAAGCCCTCGCTCATCGTACCGAAGTCCTCGCTTGTGGCGGTATCCCCATTGATCACTGGCTTGTTGTTCTGTACCACGGTAACTGAGGGTGAAACTGTATACCCACTCTCGCTGCCATTGCTGTCTTTAGCCTTGACCCGGTACTGCGCCTTCCCGGCCGTGTGGGAGCTTATGCTGTACTCTGTCTTAGTGCTGCCGCCTATCAGCAGGCTGAATTTACCTCCGTTCACGGAGCGCTCCAAGGTGTAGGAAACCTTATCGCCATCCGGGTCCTCCACAGCATCCCAGCTCAAAGTGAGCTTCTCAGTGCTGCGAATGCGCTTGCTGGAGACGGCCAGCTTGGCGGGAGCAGGCGGAGGGCGGTTGTCCAGAAGGTTCCCGTCGTCGTCCAGCCAAAGGCCGCTGCCGTCCAGAATAAGCATGGGCCGGATGCCTCGAGTGACAATGACTTTCGCCGAATCCCAGCTGCCGCTCTCGTCTGTGTAATTGACCCAATCGCGAGGAGCAGCTATGCTGTGTATTTGGGTGCGCTGCCAGAACGCGACGGGCATACCGTCCAGCGTGGCCTTGCGCAAGGCCGCAGCCTCATCGCTGTCGCCCTGCAGGAAGTAGGCCAAGCAGGCACCGTCTACAGGCATCTTCCCGGCATAATAATCATGGGTGTGGCCCAGTTCGTGCATAGAGGGGATAAAAACCTTGGTCGTTAAGCCGTTGGCCTTGGTCTGGTCAGAACCGTCCGCACCACCTTTGCGGTATGGGATTTTTACGTTCTTTATATGGGACTGCACCTTGGGATCTATCCCTAAGAAGAACTCACCGTTCCTCGACTAATACACACCAGCTTCGAGCGGGTGGCTTGAACGCCACCCGCTCCATTCATGAAGGAGATAAATTATCATGGAAAACTACACCTTTATGATCCAGCCAACCTGCGTCATCAGGGGCAATCGGCTCAAATTCGAGCCGATTGCCTTGTGAGGAGGTGCTGAAAATTGACTGCAATAAAAATCCTGGCTCTTGACTTGGAAACCTTTTCAGATGTGGACTTGAAAAAATCCGGCGTGTACCCCTATGCAGAATCGCCTAGCTTTGAAATCCTGCTCCTGGGTTACAGCGTGAACGACGGCAAAATCCAAGTGGTCGATATCGCCCGCGGCGAGACTGTCCCGGACGAGGTGCTGGCAGCTTTGGCGGATAGCTCTGTGGAGAAATGGGCGTATAACGCACAGTTCGAGCGTGTCTGCTTGTCCGTCTGGCTCCGGCGAAACCATCCGCAGTACTTTCAGAGCTACAGCAGTCCAGAGGATACCGTTGGAAACTACCTGGACCCCTCATCCTGGAAATGCTCCCGCATTTGGGGCGCATATATGGGACTTCCCCTCTCTTTGAAAGGCATCGGTGCCGTGCTGAAACTGGATGAGCAGAAAATGGAGGAAGGCGCTGACCTTATCAAGTATTGTTGCTGATTTCTCTGCTATCGAAGCCAGGGTACTCAGCTTCCTTGCTGGGGAGCAATGGCGCATTGATGTGTTCAAGGATGGGAAAGACATTTACTGCGAAAGCGCAAGCAAAATGTTCCATATTCCTGTGGTCAAGAATGGTATCAACGGCCACCTCCGGCAAAAGGGTAAAATTGCGGAACTGGCCCTCGGCTACGGCGGTTCAGTTGGCGCTTTGAAAGCGATGGGTGCGTTGGAAATGGGGCTGGCAGAGGAGGAGCTTCAGCCGCTGGTGGATGCGTGGCGGCAGTCCAACCCGAACATCACTCGTTTCTGGTGGGATATCGATGCCGCTGTCAAAAAGGCGGTTTTATACAAGACCGCCACAGAAACCCACAGCTTTCGGATTTACTATAAGAGCGGAATGCTGTTTATCAATTTGCTCTCTGGTAGACGGCTGTGCTATGTCAAGCCCCGTATGGGTATCAACCAGTTTGGCAGCGACTCCGTGACCTACGAGGGTACAACTACGGGCAAGTGGGGGCGGATTGAAAGTTATGGCCCAAAATTCGTAGAAAATATTGTCCAGGCGGTCAGCAGGGACATTCTCGCCTATGCTATGAAAACGCTCCGCCACTGTTTCATAGTCGGCCATGTCCATGATGAGCTTATCATCGAGTGTAGCCCAGCCGTTTCCTTGGACGCTGTTTGTGAGCAGATGGGTAGAACGCCGCCTTGGATTAAAGGGCTGTTGCTTCGGGCGGATGGGTACGAGTGTGAATTTTATCAAAAACAATAAAAATACCCCAGAGTGTGCAATTGTGCTCTCTGGGGTATCGTTATTGTTGTGTGTATTGATTAGAAATGACAAGAAACAGCAGCAAATCGCAGCAAACCCATTGCAAATTGCGCCGACATATGATATAATATAGAATGGTTTATTATAATAAACACTCGGAGGTGCAGAGATGGCAGATGTCACTAACGATAAATGGATAAACATTGATGAAGCTGCAAAATATCTGGGGGTCAAGCCTGGGACTATTCGTGATTGGATTAGAAAGGACAAAGGTATTCCAGCCCACAAGATAGGAAAACAGTGGAAATTCAAATGCTCCGAATTAGACGATTGGGTTGCAAGCGGAAAAAGCGCAATGGAATGAATGGCGTTGTATCTAACTCGAGAAGGAATGGTATGTAGCATGATTCGATACGCGGAGTTTTGTACAGGAGTTGGCGGTTTCCGACTTGGGATAGAGGCATCCGGGTTAAGGGCTGCATCCGTCTATACAAACGAAATTGACAACAATTGTGAAAAGACTTATAAGAAGAACTTCGGGCTTGGCTTTGACTCCAAGGATATTTTTGAGGTTGATCCATCTGCTTTGCCTGATTTTGATATGCTGTGCGCAGGCTTTCCATGCCAGCCATTCTCAGTTGCGGGAAAAGAACTCGGATTCAGGGATTCACGAGGAACAATCTTTTTTAAGCTGCTATCCGTGATTGAAACGAAAAAGCCGCAAATAGTTTTTTTAGAGAATGTTCCAAACTTGGTGAGACATGACAAAGGTAGAACATTTCGAGTCATAACTGAAAAGCTGACGGATGCGGGATATAGCATATCTTCTGCCATATTGGATAGTGCATACTTTGGAATTCCTCAAAGTCGCTCCCGTATCTATATCGTGGGATTGCGTAAGGATATCTACGGGGAATGTTTAGTTGCGTTCACGGAGAAACGAACAGAAAAAACATCGTTTCGATCTTTTATTATTCATGGTGATCGTTCTATTCCTGTCACGAAGAGATGGGATGAGTATATTGACTACTATTTGGGAATCAAGACCATAGAGGAGATGTCGTTTGAGGTTCCGCGAACAAGGAAGGCATTGGAGCGTATCGCAACTAATTGTGACCTTAACGATTGCGTTTTTCAGGTGAGGTCAAGTGGCGTAAGAGCATTATCTATTGACAGTCCTCTGCCTACTCTTACAGTCTTGAACTCAGGTGGAGGTGCGCATATTCCGATTCTTTCAAAAGAACGTCGGCACTTGAGCGTTAACGAAATGAAAAGAGTGATGGGATTCCCTGACGATTATGATTTTAGTGCGGTTTCTCGAACGGATGCCGCTAAACAATTAGCCAACGCTGTTTGCCCACCTGTAATTGCGTCCGTGTTCAGGGACATTATAGCAGCAATTGGTTACTGGGAGGAGTAACTGGTTTGAGCAAAAAGAACACGAATATTTATCTTCAGAGACTGAATTCATTCAGCAAAAAAGTTGAGTATAAATATAACTGCATCAGTCTGTTCAGTGGTGGCGGTGGTCTTGATCTCGGCGCTCATTTTGCTGGGTTTAAGACGCTCTTAGTGAGCGACATTATTCCATCCTATACGGAAACAATAAAAACAAATCTGCCTCATGTTTCTGTATATAACGATGATGCAATGGATTTGACTGCTGAAAAAATCAGAGGCCTGGCTAAAATTAATGGTGATGTAGACCTGATTATTGCCGGGCCACCCTGCCAAGCTTTTAGCATTATGGGAAAAAGGCAATCCCTGGATGATCCAAGAGGTAGATTGACAATAAAGTATTTTGAACTTGTTTCCGGCTTAAAACCGAAGGTGTTTCTGTTTGAAAATGTTCCTGGTCTGATGACTGTAAACCACGGAGAGGATTTTAATAATCTTTTGGAGTTTATCGAAAACGAAACAAACTATCAACTGTATAGAACCAAGTTAAATGCATCCGACTTTGGTATTCCGCAAGAAAGGGAGCGGATTTTTATTGTTGGCTTTAGACCTGACATATCATGTGAATCATTTTCTTTTCCAACAAACGCAACCGGATCTTTACATGAGCAACTTCCTGATAAAATGCCAAGTAAATTTGCATTGGAAAGTGTAGAGGGCTTACCCAATCAAGTCATAAGAGTTCATACAGAGGCTGTAAGAAAGCGTTTTGAGGCAGTCCCTCAAGGGGGCAGGGATCGGGGTTCCTACTCAGACAGACTTAGACCGGATATGCCATCGGGTACGGTAATGATTGGTTCCTCCGCAGGAGGAGCAAGACCGTTTATTCATCCATATGAGCCAAGGGCGCTGACCGTAAGAGAAACTGCGCGCCTGCAGAGCTTTCCTGATTGGTATGAGTTTTCTGGCTCAAGGACTGAGCAGTATAGACAGGTAGGAAATGCTGTGCCGCCTTTATTAGCGTATGAAATACTATCGGCGATAAAAAAAGTGTTGGAGGGGAAAAATGTATCCTAATATTCCATATGAAGGTTTATCGTGGCCAATTACTCAACACGCCGGTGTCCTTAAAGTCGAGGTATTTGACGGCTTACTGAATGCTTGTCTCCTATGCAAAGGAGATACTGTAGATGCGGAGAAAATAAATGGATACCTCGTTAATAACGGAATCCTTACAGCCAATGTTCGGGCGGATAGCAATCAAGTCGATGCTTGGAGAGACTATCAGCAGATTTTGAGTGAGTTTGGTCTCATATACTCTACCAGGCTAAGTAAGGTGCTTACACTTACGCCCATAGCAATGGCCTATTTGAACCACAGCCTTTCTTACTCCGAATTGATTACATTACAATTGTTAAGATATCAGTACCCGAATGGGCATAAGTCCCAACTAAGCCCATCCTTGATGCAAAGTTATGGTAAAAACTTTAACTATGAATCTTTCACGGAGTTGCAGGCACATTACAACATACAAGTAAGACCAGCAGTACTGATATGGAAAATTCTATATAAACTGTGGGAGAGTGGCGAACAGCCAATATTGTCATTGAATGAAATGCAGGGCTATGCAGTACGGTGTACGGCCATGTCAGACTATTTTTCTTGCGCTGAAAGCATCATAGAATCTCGGCATGATGGTCAACAGCTTCAGCCATTAACAAGAGCCAGAAGAAATATGGCTGATTGGATGAAATTGCTTTCACAAACACTGCTTTTTAATGTCAGCGGGGATGGAAATACCATAGCATTATCCCCATATTCGATAAAGGAAAGAAAAGCTGTAGATTATGTTTGTAGCCGTCTTTCCGATCCGTTTTCTTTTTGGGAGTACAAGGAAGATAACTACAAACAGGATTGGTTCGATTTTTATGGGGACTACGATAATAGCATCGAATACATCCTTAAGGAAAGTCAATAAAGGGGGATTGAATTATGCCACAGGAATCAATGATATATGAACAGGCGGCAAATTTGGTGATGGAATATCCTAATACCCATACCGTCAAGTTTGAAACCTCTAAGGATGAAATCGTTAGTTTGCTTAACGGCTTTAAAGAGAAATTTGCCCCGGAAGTCCTAAAATCCTTAAGTGACAATGAGTTGCTTGGCTATCTTTTCTTAACTGTAGATGGCAATAATGACAGCCTATGCTATCATTTGGAGTTTAATCCGAAACTGAAAAGGACGTTCGGAAGCATTTCGGGTGGCTCGTCCTTTAAGTTCGGTCTCTTCCAGCGTCAAGAAGATGGAACATGGACTACTGGCGCTCCAAAGACACCACAAGTTCTTTCAGAGACAGAAGCATTGCAGCTTGGCAAGACAATCCGTGACAATCTTGTAAATGCTTGTGAGATGATTCAATCTCAAACGCTTAATTCTGTCGAAGATTATGAAAAGCTGGATGATGACTTAAATGCATTGATGGGGAAATTCGCTTCCTACGCATGGGTACAGAAATATTTTCACATGATTTTTCCTGATAAGTTTATCGGTTGGTATGTAACCGACTGGCTTAAGCATATTCTGTTTGGGTTTGGGATAAATCCAAGCGAAAAATACTATGGAATGAACGGACAGCTTACTCTTATCAAAAAGAGGACAAGCTATATGTCGCCCAACTTCCAAGATATCTGCTATGCGATGTTTGGAGAAATACGCCATTTTTACAGATTGGGATCATCTGATGAGTCTGAACACTACGCCGAAAAATGGAAGGAAAAGGGCATTATTGCTATAGGGTGGAAAGAAACCGGCGACCTACTTAATTATATTAAAAATGGATCTCTTGACAGAGATAAGGTGTCAGAGGCTTTATTGGCGCATTACTATCATAGCGACAAAAAGACGGCATCACGAAAAGCGGGAGAAATGAAATCTTTCTATGAAACATCCTCCTCTTCCGTTATAACCGTGATGGATGGCTCTCAATTGATAGCTTTTGTTGATGGCCTGTCCCCGTATTTCTATGATGTGAGCGAGAATATGGCGCATCAAAAATCTGGAGTTTGGCATTCCTCATTTGATGAATCGGATAGACTCCCGGAGGATGAAGGATACTTAACGACCTGTTACGAGATAAAAGAGCCTGAAAATCTTCTGTTCTTGTATAAAAAGTATTACTGTTCGAACAAATCAGATGGTTCTGCAACTACGATTGACGAGTGTATCCAAATAAAATTTAACACGGGATATCAGTCATCTTTTGAGAGGAATCGCATCCTGTTTGGCGCACCTGGAACGGGCAAGAGCTACACAATCAATAAAGAGTCAAAAGAACTTGTCGGCGAAAACAATGAGGATAATTATGAGCGTGTTACCTTCCATCCGGATTATTCCTATGCGCATTTCGTAGGTACATATAAGCCTGTACCCTCCAAAGACAGTCAAGGTAATGACACGATTACCTATGCCTATGTACCCGGTCCATTTATGCGTGTATATGTTAAAGCACTGAAAAATAGTCGAACTACAAATATCAGACCCTTCCTTCTTATTATCGAGGAGATAAATCGTGCGAATGTTGCCGCTGTCTTTGGAGACATATTCCAGCTCCTTGACCGTGGTGCCGACGAAGTAAGTGAGTACCCTATTCAAGCATCTGAAGACATAAAGGCTTACCTCGCAGGGGAATTAGGCGGGAAACCTGACGATTATGCGAAATTGCGCATCCCAGACAATATGTTTATTTGGGCTACGATGAATAGTGCCGATCAAGGTGTTTTCCCGATGGATACTGCATTTAAGAGACGCTGGGATTTTACATACCTTGGCATAGATGATAGTGATGAACTAATCAGCGGGAAATTTGTATATCTTGCAAATGACAAGTCACAGAAGGTGGAATGGAATAAGCTACGTAAAGCCATCAATAATTTCCTTGCAAAAGAGAAAATCAATGAAGACAAGCAGCTTGGGCCCTATTTCATTTCGAGAAGCATTGTGGTACCGTCAGATGGAGATGAAATCGACAGGGATAGGTTTATCCACGTCTTTAAGAACAAAGTCATTATGTACCTTTTCGAAGATGCCGCAAGGCAAAAACGGCCTAAGTTATTTGAGGGATGTTTCCAAAACAGCACTCGTTACTCCGAGATTTGCAGGGAATTTGATTTGAGGGGCATTGGAATCTTCAACCACGACATCCAGCTCGAAACTGAGCCGGAAGAACCACAATGGACGCCACCTAACGAAGAAAACTGAGGAGGTCGCAATATATGATCTCTGAATTTGTAAGAGAGCAACAAAGATATACCCAAAAAGACCTCTGCAGGATATTGGATTGTTTAGAGGAAAAGGCAATCCCGCTGATTCGGAAGTTAAAAGAATTCGGAGTCCTGAAAGCTGTACGGGCATCAGACCATCAAAGAGATATGTCCAATCTTTTGGATGAAGATATCGAAGTCGCGGATGTTGAAGTGGGCGAAGATGAATACTATTATGTTTTCACATTTGTGGGAGTTATAGTAGTTGCTGGGCATGTCCTAAAATGCTATCCAAAGTATCTGCTCCACTCCAATCAGCTTAAAGAAGAACTTCGCCAGGTGCTGAAGGTCCTTGAAAAATACAATACCAAGGAGCAGATTGTTCGGATGTTCAATGACAGTAGCGAAAGTAGTGCATTTAATCTTCTTGCTGTGCTGCTGTTTCTGTTGCAGGATTATTTTGAAAACGGCGTTTATAACAATACCGAGGATATTATCGAGAGCAATGGTTCTGGTAAAATTTTGTGGGACAAAACAATAAATGAGACTTTCACCATGCTCTCGAATAACCGACCATATTATACTGATCTCCAGACAAGGAAGCGTATTACTGATGACTTCGATTATTTTAAACGCTTACATGAATGCATATTGACCAGGGCGTCTGAAGAATTAAGGGATGCAGAGCTTCTTGATCTTTTTGAAATTACAGGAGTGGATTTGACGGAGGAGGAACTGGATGATTTTGGCGATAAGGAATTCATTCTCTACCGAATTGAGAAGGAATTGAACACCCAGTTCAACACAAGGAAACAGCTTGTTCTGAAAACAATTTATGCCTATATCTACCATAGCGGAAACCTGTATGATACAGACTGCTTGTCGCTCTTTGGAACAAATAGCTTCAATCTCGTATGGGAAGGCATCTGTGCCGACATTATGGATAACCAGCTTAATGTAAGACTTGGCGCACTTCCTTTACCAATACCGCTAAAAGCAGAATATGACAAGAATCAAAGACTTGTAGATTTGATTGAAAAACCCTTGTGGACAGTAACAGGTAAAACCGCAAATGATACGCTGAAACCCGACTTGATTTCTATAAGAGACGGTCAGTTCATCATCTTCGATGCGAAGTATTACAACGCACAGCTCGAACGTGATTGTGTTCCGAAAGGACAGCCTGGCATCGAGTCGGTCACTAAGCAGTACCTCTATCAATTGGCATATCAGAAATTTATAAATGACCACGGCTTTATTACTGTTAAAAATTGTTTTCTTATGCCGACAGAAAAAATGGCGATAGAAGATCGCGGGGAGGCATCAATGGAGATACTTTCAAATCTTGGCTTGCAAAACATAAAAGTGCGTTTTCTACCCGCAAAAATAGCATATGAATATTATCTATCAGGAAGAAAAATGGATGCTGACATTCTTGCACTTTAGTTTTAGGAAGGAGGACGCAAGATGAAACAAATCTGCCTGGGTACGATGATTACCCTCATCTATCAAAGCAGAAGACGCAACGCAGATAAGGTGAAGGATATCTGCCGCGGTATCTTTGCGGCCTATGGACTGGATATTAATGTTTATAACGCGGGCCTTCCGAGCCATTTGAAAAGTGGGCATGATTCTGTACCAAAGGATTTAGAGGATGCGGCGACAACCCTCTCCATTGATGAGATTGATGAAGGCTTTGATAAATATGTTATTCCTCTAATTCATAACGAAAAGCATGAAGCCTTGGTACGTGGTATCAGGGATGTACTGCGTGATGACACGACGATACTTGGCAATACAGTTGTTGGAATTTCTCCGGGATTTGAGAAGGACAATATCCTGAACTATAATTCTTTCGATGAGTCCGCACTTCTTGCGAATGTTGTCACTTACGCAATACGCAGTACCGAGAACAACAAAATGGGTGCAAGCATCAGGGAAATCGCAACTGGCTATGTGGATGGCTTTATCTCCAGCACCGAAGAAATTTACTTTCTCAGTCCAATCGTGGAGCAGGATACTATCATGCCCTTGAAACGGACATTAAAGGACCCGCTGTTCGACCGTGTTTTCAAGATGGCAACGGATGTTACGATTGCTGGACTGAGCAATCCCACAAGAGCGTGTGTATTCTATGTTGATCCAACAAACTGCAAGTTTCGTTTCGGAGACTTGAAGGATTTTATCATCAACAATATCGGCAGCTATGTCTTTTCAAGAGCAGAGAAAAAACGGCTGGTAGACCGGACGAAGAATGAAGCGGCTGTCGGCGCACAGGCAATGCTGAAATTCATACAGAAATATGGCTCCAATGCCGAGACTGTTCTTGGTGAAATCATGCTGTATACATTCTTGGAACAGGAACTTAATGCACCAAAGATTATGAGCAGAATAGAGTTGGATGGGAATCTGCGTTCTGTCAGTAAAAGCGATGGTGTGCATCTGCTCTCTCTGAACCTTACTGGTCAGCCTTTTCATCAGCTTGTGTTCGGCGCATCGGATATCACCGGCAATCTTACTGCAGCCATAGACCGTGCGTTTGACAAGATTGCAAACATTGAAGCCGGTTACAATGATGAAATGAAAATGGTAGAGAACACTCCGCAATGGACGATTTATGATCCTGCAGCGACTACTTTTATGGTCGATCTTATGACTCCGCAGCGTGGTGGTGGCTACAAGCCGGACATGGCATTTGGTGCTTTTCTTGGATACACCATTCAGCTGGATACGCCGGAATACGATAGCCAGAAATACCGGACAGCTGTGAAAGAACAGCTGAAGAAAGACATTGATGCTGCTCAGCCGCATATCACTGATTTGATTAATAAAAAAGGTTTGATGGGACATAGCTTTTATTTCTACGTGTTCCCGTTTAATGATGCGCCAAACGAAAAAAACAGCATCATCCAGGAAATGCTGACGGGAGGTGTTGTGTAA